GAGGACCAATGATAAATCTACGGATTGGATTTTCTGGTTTCTTGTCTTCACCGATCGGATCTTCAACAACAAAACCTTGGAAGATGTAACTACGTTTCTTCCAATACTTACGACCCATTTCCTCTAATGATTTATCTTTAAACCAACCACGTACTTCTGACAAGATTGGACAAACTGTACCATCATTGTACATTTCCACACATGGAACTTGTACCTGTACTGGACGTGAATCTGTTTCACCTTTGATTCCAGCAAATGGTAATTTGATCATTGCACGTTCTACCCAGAAGAATGTGTTGTTCGGATTGCCATCAGGAAGTAAACGGATAACCGCTTCTTTGCCTTCTTGCATATTCCAGTGTGGGTAAATTGCGTTGTCGCCGCCGCCTGTTGATTGTCCTGTGGACTTTGATTGTGCTTCTTGAAGTTTCGCACGAATTTCTGCTAATGTAGCCATTTTATATGCCTCCTATGTTATGCCTAAAATGTTTTATGCCTTGTACGCATAGTATTATTATGCGCTTTTTATTTATCAAGGTCAACGATTATCTGATAATTTTTTGAGTGTGTTTTACCAAATCAACCGTGGACTTGTCTGTACTTCATTAATGCTAACTGTCTTGCCAAAAACAGTCGCCATTGTATATATTCTGATAAACCGTCTGGGTTATCGTCTGTGATATGAGTGTGTATTTTCTGTAGATCTTCTCGGCGATATGTCGTGATGATATCATCGATTTCGAGAAAGTCGTCTTCCCAGTCATCAGCAAATGCAGTAATCTTATGCGGTTTGCCTTGAAATATCTTAGGCTTGCTTATCCGCTGGACGCTTACACGGACCCGTCCGCTTTGTGTCGCAGTCAGGGGTTGGGCAACGGTAACTTTGGGCTTCCCAATAGTTTCGGTCCCATTTGCTGCCAAACTTGTCATTGCTATCGTTATGATCAGTAGAATAAATTTTACTGAGCGTATCATGGTGTGTCCTCATTAACATATCAATCCCCTTTACAGGTCTATACTATAATAACGCCTTACCGAGACAAAAAGTTTACAGAAATTTTAGCCAAAAGAAAGGGCTCCGAAGAGCCCTATCATATTACTTCTTAGCAGGTTCTGCTTTCTTTTCTTCTTTCTTAGCTTCTGTTTTTGCAGGAGCTGCGTCTTTCTTAGCTTCTACCTTTGCTGGAGCTGCTGCTGGAGCTGCTGGAGCTTTAGGTGCGTCTGCTGCGAAAGCTGCTGATGCGAAAAGTGTTGCGATTAAAGTTGCGATTAATTTCATTTTAAAGTTTCCTTTATATAAACACAGGCAACATTACCTGCGTACTTATATAACGCTTTTGCTCAAATGAAAGTTGACATCTTGGCTAAGATATTTTGTCCAAAAGAAAGGGCACCTAAGTGCCCGATCTAACTGCGACGAATTATTTTACATGCCTGCTAATTCTTTCACTCTTGCTAATTCTGCTAATTCTGGATTTTGATCAGTTGATTGTTGTGGAGCCATTCTTTCGACCATTTTACGAGCAACCTGTTCTGCCTGTTCGCCAAACTTCTTGCCTACCATTGTGGCAACGCCTTCTGGGCCTTTAGGGAATGTACCTGAATCTTTATCATAAAAGCTGTGAATAAATTCTGCAACTTCTTGAACATTCATTTTCATACCTTTCTGAGCCAGCGATCTTGCACTATCCATTCCTGATCTGTTAGGATTGTTTGGTTTCTTAAATGCTGACTTTTCATCAGCATCAAATGGAGCCTCGTCATCTTCCTCATCTCTTTCTTTAGGATCATCGCTGGCCATTTGTGGTTCTTCTGCTGGGGCTTCTTGACCTGCTTCTGGCTCTTCTACATAATCTCCGAAATCAAGTTGATCTACAACTTCAGGAGCATTTTGTTCTAACCAATCCTTAACCAAGCCGCGTGTGCATGAATCTGGGTCTTCTTTAGACTGTGCTTTAATGGCTTGATCAAGTTGTGGGTCTTCAATAATACCTTTTAGACTTTCGATAGCATTACTACCATCTACGCCTGCTGGAAAATGTTGGCCTACAAGTTCTTGTAATTCTTTGAGTGCTGCCTGTTGTTCATCTGGGTCTTGACTTTGTATTGCTGATTCTTCGCCTAAGTTCATTGCCCACTGTTCGAAACGTGCAAACGGATCTTCATATGTATCGATGTCCGCTTCTTCGTTGGCTATCTCTTCCTGAGTTGTCATAGCGACTATGTCGTCATAGCCTAAAGTGTTTTCCTCTTGCATTAAACGATATAATACCGGAAACACAGATGCGATATCTTCTTTAAAATTACGTACTGTAAATTGATCTTTAAATTGTTCTACTACTTCTTGTGGAATTTCCATTGGTTGTTGAGCCTGGAATGATTCTCTGTATGCCTCATAATGACTTTGTTTTGATAATTTTGCAATTGTTTCACGTAGTCGATTTAATTGTTCTGTAGATCTTTCAACAACATTATTAGTATCGCTATTCATTAGATCGTTACGAACAACATAGTTACCAAAGCTCTTGAGTTGAGCGATTTCTTCACTCATACGGATAATACTTTCACCGATCTCATCATATGGTTTACCGCCGTTAGCAACGTGACGCTGCATAGCACGGGCACCACTCAAGTGAATGAAAGGATATTTGAATCGTTCGCCGTCTTGATTTTCAACAAACAAACCTGCAATATTACGACTTCTTGCACCCGGTGCCATGTCGTCTTGCAGTGCTTGACTATGTTTAATAATCAAACGTGTGTTTTCTAATTTTTGATAGCTAACGGTTTTAGATCCGTATAGGCTGCTTTCACTCATAATACTTTCTCCGACAGGTGTTTGTACTGTATTCATTTCTGGTTTAGGTTGTGCGTATTGACTTAGAAACTCATAATCTCTTTTATCGAGATTATCTTTAGCAATATCGCGAGTATCAAAATTCAATAGTCTACGCTTGGCAAACATACGCAATTCTTTTAGGAAACCGTACCAGTTATCTTTTTGTGGATCGTCCATACCTTCAGTAATTCCGTTACTGAAGTAAACTTTCATTGAATTAGGTTCTGCTAAACTGATACTAACATGCCCAATTGGGTTTTCACCTTCCATATAATCAAAATCAAAGAATCTTGCTTCTTCTGGATTGATAGTAATTTGACCTGTTTCCGCACCAAGTTTTAACCCGGTGAAGCGGCTTCTAATTTTATAGAATAAATCTGTTGCGATATTGTTTCTTGCGTCCATAAGTATATTTATCAAAACCCTGTGCTGATAAAGATCGGCATAGGCAGCTGATCTTCTGTTAATTTTTCTGTCATTTTATCGTAGATCTTAGGATCCCAATCTGCTAATACATCCGCCATGCGTATGACCAACAGTGTACTGGAAACAAGGTCATCGTGTTCGCCTGTTTTTGCGCCAAATCCCACTCCGTGTGCCACAAATGTTTTAAGTTCAGAAATCAAAGGCTTAGAATATATCTTCATTTTTCCTGTTTCTAACAGATTTTTCAGTTGGCTACAACAGGATATTTTACTACGGTGTGTGGTGTTAAATCCTTTGCGGAATTTACGTACATGTCCTCTACGTATCGGTTCACTTAAGAATAGCCCGTGGAAGTTTTCCTCTCCGAGATCATTAATAACAATCAGAGCTGCTTCTCCAAGTGTGTTATTTTCAACACTATAGTAGATCTGTGGAGCACTGCCTTTTTCTACACCTCGATCGTTAATGTAACGACATATTTCTCGTAGATGCTTAACCTGACTTTGTATTGGAGTTAAGTTATGATGCCATTCTGCTACCTGTTCCATGCTGGGCATTTCGTACACTTGAATAGCACCAAAGTCGCCTCCTGTGCCAAGACTTGGATCAAGTGCCACAAGATATGTGCAACGTGGATCAATGTCTTTATACCAACGTGTTTGCCCCATGGTCATTATAGGATCGATACCTTTCATTTCAGCAAGACGTACTGCGTTAATTAAGGTTTCGTCGAAGATCAAGAACTCGCAGTCAAATTCACGGCGGAAACGCTCTTCACCGATTTTACTGCGCTCAGTAGCGGCCCACTTTTCGTCACGGTCTGGATGTTCTGCCCAGTGTGCAAAGTATGGAAAGAATCCGTTAGTACCGAGTGTTTGTTCGTTACCAAATTCATCAAACTTTTTATTTGCTTCAGTCCAAATTAATGCAAACTGATCTTCGTCTGAGTTTGGTGTTGATGTAATGATACACTTACCACCTGTTGATAATGTTGGACTTAGGGCAGTCCAAAACTCTTTGGCCTTTTCGGGCGGCTGTACGAATGCAAACTCATCACAGTAAATTAATGAAAGAGATTTACCACGACCAGTATTTTCTGTAGTTGTTACAGCTTGAATACGTGCTCCGTTATCGTATTCAATGGTATTTCTGTTGTATGAATAAACACCAGCACGAATGAAGTCTGGCAGATTCTCGTAACCAAAACGGTAACGATTCATAATATCCTGCGCACCTTCATACTTGTGAGCAGCGATCAGTACCTGTGCTTCAGGAACAAACATCGTATACCAAAGCAAGTATGCACAGGCACAGGTTGTTTTGCCCATCTGACGTGGTAACATGGCCACACACTGTTTGTTTTCGTGATAGGCCTGTATTAATTTTTCTTGATAATCGTAGGGGACGAACGGAATACTACCACGCACGGGATGTTGAATTTTCAAGAAATTCTTAGCAAAATATAATGGTCCGTTAACCGGATCCATACATGCTTCAAGGTGCTTGACTTCCTCAAGAGTATACTTTTGAGGAGCATGTGCTTTTTTAATTAAATTACCGTCTAAACTTTTTGCCATACTTTATTTACTGAAAAAAATAGGCTCCGAAGAGCCTATTTGGTTTTATTGCATTATAATTATTTTGCTTTAGCTTCTTCTAAACGCTGTAATAATTCTGCACGAATGTTAGCACGTAGGGTGTCTGTGCTTTCGTATGCGCCAGCAGCCATTGGATTATCTCCGCGATATGGCTTACCGCTGAAGCTCTTCTTAGGCTTGTTTAAATCGTTGCCGTCTGGAATAGCTGCACTAATATCTTTATATTCTGGCTCTGAACCATTTAAAGAATTGCCAAACGCTTCGTCCTTTTCTTTCTTCTCCATGTCATGGTCATCCATGTCATGATCGCCGTCGTGGTCTCTATCAAGGCCTTTGATCTCAATCTCTGGCTCGCCGCCTGGTTTCCCGTCATTGTCTGCATCTAAGTCAGGCAACATTTTCAAAGGTGCTGCACTTGGGGTAATAGAAGTAATAGATGGTTCAATTCCTAATTTAGGTAGACCTGGCTCTTCTGCACCTTTCTGATTGATCATGTCTGGGTTAACCTTTGTCATGATCTTCATTAATTCTGCAATGTCATCTAAGCCTTGTGCATTAAGGTTAACAGTCATTGATGGAGGCGGTGTTTCTTTATGAGCATCTCCCATTGGAGGTGTCATGCCCATTGGTTCGCCGCATTCTTCTACAGGTGTATCCACTGTTGGTTGAATAGTTTCAGTTGCTGGCTGATCAAGCTCGCGCATCTTAGCCATTAAATCATTAAAGTTCATATTAACTCCCTATGGCGCTTTTAGCACCTTCCTTGTTTTGTTTAATCTTAGGCAGTTTATATTCACCTTGCCCGTTTTCTTTCTTCTGTTGTTTAGCTGTCTTGGCCAAATCTTTTAAGAAACCTTTGTTGAACTCAGCACCAAAGTAATCTTTTTGTTTGATTTTGTCAGCTTCTTTGTATTCGCCGTCGGCTAACAATGCTTTGCCGCTGGGTTCCATGTCTACTGTATTATGATCGATTTCTACAGCGTCTCCGCCGTTTCTTACAATAAAGTTAGATTCTGGAATAAACCATTGTACATGTTCTGCAATCTCTGGGGCAGTAATTGGATATTCGCACACAACTTCGAAGGTATGTACTTCTACATTGTTTAATTGTGGAAAATCCAACGGTGTTGCTTGGATTGGAGTTTTTGATTTTTCGATGATTGCCGGATTAGCTTTGCCAATACAATCTTTTAGGTTACTAACAAAGTCTGCAGGCAATTCACCTGCTACCTTTAATCTAAAAGGGTATGATTTTTTGCTTTCAGCAAGATATTCTTTAAAATTCTTCATAGTAATATTTAGTCCTTTTGACCCAATTTCTTAAGCAATTCGTTACGATCTGTAATCACATATCCGACGCCATTTAACACATCGTTAGGATCTTCTGGGGAATCTTTATCCATCTTCAGCTTCTTAAGCTGTAGGTCTACTGCTTTTAGTTTTTTATCTAATTTGGCAGTTTTAGCAGTGATAGCATTACCCAACATACTCGATGCTACTTCAAATAACCGTGCGCTGTAACGTACTTCTACGTTCATGCCGAGGTCCATTAAATCGTCATAGGCTTTTTCTGCTTTATCTGCAAGAAGATCAAGCTCGTCATCACCAAGATCGTTAAGTTCTTGTATCTGCGGCAATGTGCTGGTTATTCTTTGAATTTCTCTGCTGGTTTTTTCTATGCTGTCTACTGCCTCGTGGGTCGGTTTTTCTACCGGTAGAGCGACTTCCTCAACAGGTGTAGATTCTTCAAGATTAAAAAGTTCTTCTAATTTTTTAGTCATACTTTACTTATCTACGTTTACTGCCTTGATGGAAAATCTCGCCTTCGTTTATAACACGAAATCTAATACCCTGTTGCTTACACCAAGCATTGGCTGCTTCCCATTTGGCCATATTTTTAACATACTGCTGTTGATTATACTGACTCTTGCCAACTTTTTCTAACACTGTTTGGCTTTCGGGTTTGACTTCAACAACTTCTGCGTGTTTGCTGCCTTTTTTATCGTTGTAAACAATAAAGAAATCAGGCACATATATTGTATACTTGCCTGTCAGCGGATCCCTATAGGGAATTTGTATACTTTCGCTGGCCCACTTTTCAACACCTTGATGCTCGTCCAGCATCCTCATGAAAACAAACTCCCAGCTGCTGCGAGCTAATGGTGTTTTCTTCCCGACATACTTTTCGGGATTTTTCATTTCAAATTTACCTTGTGCAAATTTTGCCATTACGCTGCTATATTTCTGGATTGATTTGGAATAACCGGTGTTGTTCTAAATCCCAAGGTGCTGATAGCTGCACGATTGTTATTAAGTATTTCGCCAACCAACTGACTTAACTCTAATTGATCAACGCCCTTTAGACTGTCTAATATTTTTCCGATCGGAGTACCATCTATTTTGGCCTGTTTTAATAGTGTTGCAGAAAGTACTCGAGCCGATTCAGAACTGAAACCTTTTTTCTCAAAGAATCCCAATGTAACGTCTACATCGTTAGAATTAAATTCTAATGGCCCTTGTCCATAAGAATCAAAAAATAATTTAGTGCCAGCGGCGCTGTCTTCGATCTGTTGTGGGGGTAAATTGCTCTGTGTCATATTATGCTTGATTACTGCTAATTATTTTCTTTTCTACAGCCGTAGTTGTATCTGTATTACTTGAGCTCTTAGGAAATACTGCACCAACTACACCACCAACTGTGCTGACCGCAGTGGCAATACTTGCAGGATTGCTTAAAATATTAATTGCTTCGTTCTTAAGACCTTCTTTGGTAAGATCTTTAAAGTTTTTATAAGTATTGACTGTCTTGATTGCAGTTCCAAGAAATCCGCCAAAGCTATCAAAGGTATTTCCATTGCTTACATCACCAAATATACTTTCAAGGCCATCGAGAACTCCGCCGGGTCCTGTCAGTGAAGCTACGCCGCCGCCTGCAACAGATAATGGGCTTGGCACAAGGTCGTAATGTAATGTGGCAAATCCTTTGGGACTATTAACTGTGACATTACCTGCAGAATATTTTACAGCTTCGTATTCAAGAGACATTTGACTTTCAAGTCCGTCGCCTTCTGCATAGGCAACTGATCCGTGATTCCAACTTTTAATTCTTGGATTTACCAATGTATAACCAATGAATCTTCTACGACTCATGGTATAGATACTGACAGATTTAAAAAAGTCTGTGGTCTTATCGTTGTCCATACCGTAACGAAAGTTATCCATTGGTGTCTTTGTGGCTCTTACATGAGTAGCGCCGTATGCTGACTGCGGTTGATGACGATCAGCAATATAGTATCCGTAGTAGATAGCCCACATGGCATTGACAATACCCGCACTGTCGTCATGTAGTGCAATGTTTACTGGTTCGTAGTTAAAATTCTTGTAGACAATTTTCTTTCTATTGTATTGATTTTTTACAACACTATCAAAATTGTACTTAGGCAAGTCTGCTGACTTGACCAATAGGCCAACTTCCTCTCCGTGACCGTTAAGATCAAATGCCGGAGCACGGTGTGCTGTTTTATCTATTTCAAAATGTACATAGAAAAGAAACTTAGTTCTTGGCGACAGTCGAAACGTATCGTCAATGAATAAGCGTGTAGCGTGTTGCCAGTTAGATACCAAACCCTTAGGATTAGTTAATCCAGTACCGACACCAGTAAGGAAACGTGTGAATTTATTGGCCATACTAATATTTATGCCACAAAAAAACCCAGGTTAATTCCTGGGCTTCTTTGTTTAAGAGCTATTACCCTTGCTGGCCTAATGCGCCAGTTACTGCCTGTGTAGCTACCTGACGACCAACTGCTGCACCGATACCACCCTCGATACTTACGTCGGACTTGTCTGCGCCCCACTGTTCCATATTATCAAAACGGATGCTTAGAGCAACTGTAGCATGTTCGTTAGTACCGTATGCTAATTCGCCGTAGTCTGCATTTTGAATGAAACAACCATACAGGTTAAATGTTTCAAGTGTTTTTGGAGCAAGGTTTGCATTACCACCGTCGAGGATTTCAATACGTGTAGTAAATTTGTAATCAATACCTGAACGTGCAGATGCTTGTTCGATAAAGTCAAATTGTTTCTGTAGTTGTTGACCAACTAACTTCTGAACTTGACCACTTGCATCGTCACGTAATGTTAATGTTACCATTTCAAAACTGTGCTTACCTGCAAGGTATACTTTTGAGTTATAAACATCAAGTGTCATTTCTTCAAATGAAACTTTAGGTCTTGTAACATCCTGAACTTGCTTGGTTAATTCTGTTGCTGCTGCAACACCAAAGCCCAGGAGAGTCACTCTAAAGCGATATTTTAACTTAGGCATTAGTAGCACTTGTGTGCTACCTGCCGTGTTAGTTGTAGGTATACCTAAATTGTTTAATGATGTAATTGCCATTTTTAAATCTCTCCTGTGTTCTTGACACGCAATGGAATGTAAATGAACTCAACAGCTTTAACAGGTTCAATTGCGATGTCAACCCATAATTCGTTGCGATCGATTCTTGCTGGTGTGTTATTGCTTTCATCACAAACAACTGCAAAGTCATACAGAGCTCTTAAACCTACGAGTTCAAGTAACAAGCTCTGGCATGCCTGCTTGATTTCATCACGTGTGATTGAATCATTTGGTTCAAAAATGTACGGACGAGCAAGTTTGTTTAGTTGGCTACGTAAGTAAACTACTAAACGTGCTACGTTAATGCGATCCAATGCTGATGCATTTCTTGCACGAGTCTTTTGACCAAAGTTAATTAAACCAACACCGTTAAAGAATGTAATCGGGTTAATCTTCAAGTCATACAATGTATCACGTTGACCTTCATTCAATGCTACTGTTTGGAATTCACCAGTAGCAGCATCAATGTAACCAACTGCTGTTGCGTTAGTAATACCACCGCGTCTTGTACCTGCTGGAGCAAACCATGGGTAAGAAGCGTTGTCACTTAATGCAATAGTTTTCAACATCATGTGTGAGCTTGGAACAACTGCGTTTGAACCACCTAAGTCTGTTGTGAAACCACTTGGATAGAACACGCCTAAGTATTCGTCATATGTAACGATGCCCTTGTCGCCGTTGTCTGTTACTAATTCTGCATTAGTACCCCAATTTGTTAATGTTGTAGCATCAGATGCCAAACGTAATGGTGTATCACCGATAACAAATGCTGTTACACCACGGTCGATGTTTAGGTTAACAAGATTGCTCATTACTTCAGGATATCCTGGAGCAGCAATAATGTTAAAGTTACGACGTTCTTCATCACGGATTTCAGCACTTGTATCAATTGCCGACTTCATTGCAGCTACTACAACTGCACGTTGAGCGTGGTGTAGGAATGTGCCTGAACCATCTTCTGCATTCGGTGAAGCTGTAACCCAACGAGCTTGCTCTGTATAGCCGCTCATTTGTTCTGGGGTAACTACAGCATTGCCTAAATCGCTGGCTGTTGCATCATAACGTTCATTACTTAATGTTTGATCAATAAAGTTTGTAACATATTTCTTAACATTGCCGTCTGATCTACGTGTGTTCCATAACAACATACCTTTTGGATATAGTGCTGGGTCTGGAGCATCTGGGTCTAAGTAGTTGTCGGATAATAGTGTAGCAATAGTTGCTGCGGTATTACCTGTAGGACCGGATGAACCATAACGTGCATCAGCAAATAGGATACCTTCTTCTGTAGTTTGATCAGTTTTGTCAACTAATTCCCATTTCTCGGAAGCAGGAACACCTTGGATGTTGCTGTCATAACGATAGATAGTTGGGAAATTTTCTAAGTCAGCAGTGCTGATCCACAAATCATTATCCTGGAATGTTACGCCACCTGTGTACGGATTGCTCGCTGACACTGTAGGACCTGCTGCTTTTGTAGAAGCAAATGTGTTTTTGTATCCAGTCCATGTACGACCGTTGTGTACCATAATATCAATTTCGCTGACACTTGAGTTATACCATAACTGTTCTTCTGCCGGGTCGTTCTGTGGTGCGCTTGGAGCAGCAATAAAGTTGCTGGCTGCCAACGGCTCCCAATTTGAAGCAAGATAGCTCTGAGATGCTGCTGTTGCTAAAGGACCGCTACCGTCTGTTGCAGAACCAACTGACAAGTTATAGAAATTTTCTGTACCTGTCAATGCGTTGATATTGTAAGGTGTAAAGATATCTGCCAGTGGAGTACTTGTACCATCAGTGAATCTAATATCGCCGCCAAGGTTGTGGTAAATCTGTAGTTTGTTGTCTGAGGTAACTGCTGCTTCAACGTTAACAAATCCAGCTGCGTTAATTGCTGTTGCAATTTTTTCAGCGTCATCAGCATCACCTAAGAGTGCATTGCTGGTTGCTGAGCTTAACGTAATTGTTTTTGCTGTATCCAGTGCAACTTGACCTTTTAATGATTCTGCCATTGTAAAGGTATTTGTACCAGCTGTTAACGATCCTGTAGTAATTACAGAAGACGTAATAGTTGTATATGCACCTACACCTGCAGCACGTTTCCAAACACGGAATGTTGCTGTTTCTGGGAGTGCATCATATTTTGTATCTTCGTTGGCATTAGTTTGAACAAACAATGTCGTAGTTTCTAATTTTGCACCGCCACCTGCACGATCGAGATAATACAGAGCTGCGTTTGTAGAAGCATATAAGTATGCATCATATGAAACCCAAGTTTCTGTTATTGCGTTCCAACGCTTGGCAATCCAACGTGCTCCTGCATTTGGTTCTGTAGTTTTGATCCATACTGAACCCGTTGGGCGACCGTATGCCATTGTAGCATCGCCTTCGTCATCACTGTCACCGCGTTTAAATGTAGGAACTTGTGTATGAGGACTTTGTACTAACTTAGGACCATGGTACGTACCTGCTGTGATATTAATACCTGCTGAGCTAATAACTCCAGGAGCAGATGCGTTGCCAATTGTAATAGCATTAGATAGTGAACTATCGCCCACTGTATCAGTTTGAGCGTCAGTGTAAAGATATAATTTGCTGCCAACTGCTTTTGCTGTAATACCAGTGCCGCCTGTAGTTAAGATATTAATCTTATTAGCCACTGATGAAGCAGTATCAGATGTTGAAACACTGATTTGTGTTCCGTTGATTTCAAATGTGCCCGCTGTAGGAGTTGCTGCTACAGATCCGCCAATGATCGTCGGGTGGCTTGCTGCCCATTTCTTAGAACCAACTAATACCCACTCGCCTGCATTGACTGCTGTGCCACCACCGCCAGCAACACCGCCATTGCCTGCTGACTTGTAGTAAATTCTTGCAGTTTCTTTGGCTGCTGTAAATGTACCGCTACCATCAACTGTTTGGAATACAACTGCGTAATCACCAATTTGACCTACGCCTGTTTTTGGTGCATACCCTGTATTTGCATCAATTCTTGATGCATCGTCGTCTGTTAAGATGATTGGCAATTTTAATGTAAATTTCTGGCCACCGACTGTCGAAGCTGCTGCACCGTTCCACTCTTGGATACCCCAAGCTGTAGAAGTTGCATCTATCCACCATTGTCCGTCATCTGGATTTGCTCCCGGGGCGGAACCTGCTGCTACTAATTGCGATAAATCAACGTCAGCACGTACAATAAATGCTGCATTGCTTACCCCGAGTAAGCTATAAGCTGCTAATAGACCGTATTCGTTACGTTCACCACCGTGTACTGGGTTAGATGAAGTTGTCTTTTCAAAGAAAGGTACACCGAAAGCATCAACAAGATCTTTCTGACTTGTAACCTTAAATGCCTTGCCAGCATTTGTCTTAGTGGTTGCAGTGGCAGTACCTGTGCCTGCTGCGTTTTGTTTGTCCTGGGCTGTTGCCACAACGATCAATGGAGTAGTACCAGGTTCTGCTGGTGTGTAAAAACTCTCGTCGATAACTGTTACGGCTACGCCTGGTGATTGTAATGTCGCCATGTACCTATTCTCCTGGTAATAGTTTTGCTCAAAGTATTTACCAGTAAATCATAAAAATGCCCTGTTATAGCAGTATAAAAAGGGGCGGAAAAGGCTTAAATAAATTTATGAGACCGCTTTGTAGGTGCGGGCAGCGACCCCGTGCAATTAATTATCGAAAAGGCACAAAGATCTATTACAGATCCCTATGTGAAATCTGCTTGGCTCACGGAATAGGGCATGGCATCCCTCGATGGCAACGGGCAGGTTATAAACTGAAACTGCAATGTGACAAATGCGGACATAAAAGTCCGCATCGAGAAGTGTTTAGAGTATTTCATGTTGACGGCGATCTAAACAACTGTCGTCATACTAATTTAAAAACTGTATGCTGTAACTGTGCTCAGGTTTTAAGCAAGGAAGGTATTGTGTGGAGACAGGGTGATCTCATTGCTGATTATTGATTTAGCATGATTGTATAGATCGTCAATACTACCATTATTATCCAATATAACATCAAACTCTGTTCCAACCCATGCTGTTTCGGAAGCATGAATTTTACGCATCTTTAGTTCATTCATAGCAACGTTTTTGCCTTGATTTGCTTCGACAGCAATGTCATACCAATCGGGCAAGTCGCCTCTCTGTACCCAAACAATAATGCCACCCGCATCGCGAATACTTTGAATTTCATTAGGAAACCGACAATCGCTGATTACCACGTGGTCTTTACTATTTCGAAGTTTATTTTCGAGACTGGCGATCCATATATCATCATGGAACCCTTTGCGACATACTTCAGTGCCCCAATACTGTAAGACCCAGCGTGGAGTAAGTGTCGGCATTGAGAGTCGTTCTGCCCACCAAGGGTCTACCTGTTCACGCCACTCACGTGCTTCTTTGGTGCGCCCTTCAAGGAAAGTTCTATCCCATCCAAAGACTGCTGCAACAGAGTCTTTAAGAGTAGATGCAAAACTTTCTCGTCTAAATTCGTGGAAATTAACCAGATAGTCAGCGACTGTGTCCTTGCCGCTGCCGATAAACCCGCAGATACCTATAATCATAATTGTCTCCTATAAGACTATTATAATACAGATTTTTTAAAAAGTCAAAGGAATTTAACCAATTATCCAGGTATAGCCCATACCGCCGGATACAGAAGTTTTTAGATCTTCCATTAGTTTATCCATTTCAGTCTGTGCTTCTGTTTTCATAGCGGCGCCGTTTAATGCGCTGCCGCCTTGTGGTCCTGCAATCTGAGCAAACTTCTCTCGAGCCTGGCCAAGCATCATTTTACAATTGGCTAAAGAATAGTCTTTGATCCACTGTCCTGCGTAGGTATCGCCGATGATAGTGAAGTCTGGTTTAGAATTATAGACCTGTAACATCACTGACTCTTCGCCACGTGGACGTTGATGAATGGTTAATTTACGGCTGGAAGGTTCCCAGGTAAAGTTAATAAAACTGCCAAACATTTTACCCACAAGTTCTTGATATTGAGCAAATAATTCATAGGTCAATAAGCCGCCCATGCTGGTTGCACTCAACAGATAGGTGTTAGTGTAGGCCATGTTAAATGGCTCAAATACTGTACCGCCATTTCCGCCGCCTGTGCGTGATCCAATGCTTCGACGATAAATCTGTCGAACCTGCTGGATTTCTTTAGGCAGTATGTATTCGTTTGTATCTGTTAACAGATTTAAAAATACATGGCTTTCCTCAACAGCATTATCGCTGCGCTGACGGAATACCGCAAGTGCTTTGTTTAGTGCTGTTTCGTAATGAATTGGGTCTAACTCTACGTCGATCATGCCGTCGCCCAGCATGGTTTTGCAGTAGTTAAACACGTCTTGTTTTGCTTGATCGTTTGAGCTCATATAACTATTTATCGTAGCGGTAAATATATGACTATGCCAAGACTCTCGTTATACCGTCCCGAAAAGGGCAATGATTACAAATTTATCGATAAAACAATCTGGGAAATGTTCCAAGTTGGTGGCGTCGATGTGCTGGTGCACAAGTACATAGGGCCAGGTGCTGCATCTACGGCTGCAGATAATACTTTTACAACGCCCACATATTCCAGTGATAATCCATCACACATACAGGATCTACTGTTTCTTGAAAACCGCGATCGTAAATATGACCCGGACATTTATCTGTTACGTGGTGTTTATAATATTGCAGATATAGATTTTAATCTAAGTCAGTTTGGTTTATTTCTCCAAAACGATACAATTTTTATCACGTTCCATATTAATGATACCGTTGAAAAAATTGGTCGTAAGATCATAGCAGGCGATGTTATTGAATTACCGCACCTAAAAGATGATCATGCACTCAATGATCTGCAGTTTGCATTAAAACGTTTTTATGTTATTGAAGAAGTTAACCGCGCCAGTGAGGGCTTTTCAGTAACTTGGTATCCACATTTGTATCGTGCAAAATGTAAACCGTTGGTAGACAGTCAAGAATTTAAAGATATCCTCGACGGAGCCGCAGGTGAAGGCAGTGATCAAAGTCTACGTGATATCATGTCGACCTATGAAAAAGAAATGCAGATCACACAGGCAGTGCTCAATCAAGCAGAAAGCGATGCACCTAAGAGTGGATACGATACTACCAGTTTCTATACATTGGTTAAAGATGAAGATGGAAATGCTGCACTGGTAACAGTAGATACTACTGGCATGGATGCTTCAATTCAAACTCAGGCCACTGATGAAAATGGTGTTCCATTAGTAGATGCCAATGGAGATCCAGTATATGTTGGACCAACAGCCAGCTCAATGTTACAGACTGCTGATGCTGAAGGGTATCGTGGTTACATCACACAAGATGGTATCCCTTCAAATGGTGCTCCGTTTACCGCAGGCATTGCTTTCCCAGTAAACCCTGCAGAAGGCCAGTTCTGTTTAAGAAAAGATTATATGCCGAATAGATTGTTTAGATTTAATGGAACACGGTGGATCAAGACTGAGGACGTACAACGTATGACTATGAGTAACTTAGGAACTGATGATGTTGTTTCAGGACAACGATTCGAAGGAAAAGATATTCGCAAGACACAAAAAACCAGTTTTATCAATAACGATACAGTTACTAATATTGATGGACACCAAGTTAAAGAAAAACAAAGCCTATCAAAGGCATTACGACCACAGGCGGATGAGTAATGGATTATTTTTATGACGGTCAGATAAGACGCTATGTAACACAGTTTATGCGTATCTTTATTGGTTTCAAATATAAAACCGGTGGTGACACTCCTGAAGAGCGTAATGTTCCAGTACTGTACGGCGATATGACTCGTCAAGTGGCCAGCATTATCAAAGACAACAGTGAAAATAAAATGTCTACGGTACCGCGTGTGGCCTGCTATATCAGCGGTCTTGAATTAGACACCACTCGTCTAAGCGATGCTACATTTATCAGTAAGGTCAACATTCGTGAACGCAGATACGAAGATGTCGCTGGCAACATTGAATATCAAAATACCCAAGGTGGTAATTATACTGTTGAACGTTTAATGCCAACTCCGTTTAAACTTTCAATGAAAGCAGAGTTATGGACTTCAAATACCGATCAAAAGTTACAGTTGCTGGAACAGATATTGGTATTGTTTAATCCCAGTCTTGAAATACAGACCACAGACAACTATATCGATTGGACCAGTTTGAGTGTTATTGATTTAACTTCAACGAATTTCAGTTCAAGATCTATTCCACAGGGCGCAGAATCAGAAATCGATATCTGTTCTATGGAATTTTCAATGCCTATTTTTATCAGTCCGCCAAGTAAAGTTAAACGTCTTGGTGTTGTACAGTCTGTTATTAATAATGTATTCACTGAGCAAGGCGATATTGTTGATCTTGAAGACCTTGTCTACAATAGACGTACAGGCACATTCGCTACTACTACAAACAGATATCGTGTGCTATTGTTCAAAGCTAATAACGGACAAGATTATGATTACGAATTAACATTAGTTAACCCAGATGCTGCGGTACTGGCACTGGGCCTTGATCAGAAATCAATTAAGACAGGTGCTCCGGTTGACTGGAATTCTATTCTCGAAGTGCAAGGCGGTATCAAACCAAACAGTCAAGCGTATTTCAAACAGGCATCGGGTTATGATATGGTCGGAAATATCGCAGTTAATCCAGTCGATCCGACTATTATGATAGTAACATTTGACCGCGATACTATTCCTCAGAATACTTTGATCAACAGCAGTATCAATGGGATTGCGGCTCGCGGAACTGTAGATGCAATTATCGATCCTTACAAATATAATCCTATAGAAGTATACGGATCTACTGCGGCAATACCCTTAGGCTTGAGATTCTTAATGCTCGACGATGTTAATAACAGTGCTAACACAGGCGGATTAATAAGTCGTGGACAAGATCCCGCAGACGGTAGCTCACGAGATCCTTATGACGGCCCAGATGGTTGGAAAGATTCTCAAGGATACGATCCTGTAATAGCGGCAAATTCTATCATAGAATGGAACGGTATTACGTGGAAGAAAATTTGGAATCCTGTTGGTGCTGATGTCCCAACATATATCCAAAATCTACGCACAGGTATCAAGTATCGCTGGGACGGCGAGCAGTGGCTCAAGGCCTTTGAAGGCGAGTATGCGCCAAACTTTTGGGGATTCAAGCTCGATCCTTTATAAGTAGTTGATGCAACAACGTGCCGGATTACTTTTCTTAGCTAAAACTACCAGTCGCATTTTGCTGATCCTTGAAGATCAGAAATGGACTGTGCCTACCTTTGCAAGAAACTCTGTACTACTCGAGGATGCTCAAGACCTACTGTCTAAATATAGTCAAGGTCGTATAATGCCAATTGAGCTTTACCTATCAGAAGATAGAGGATTTGAATACGGTACTTACGTTTGCCTTGTTGATCAAGAATTCTTAACCACTGCTAAAGAAACGATTGCTTGGAGTAATTTTGATCATTTACCAAAACAACTACATAATGGCCTTAAGGCTACATTAAATAATCAGTTGATTAGAGTAAAAATAGAAACCATACTGGAGTTAGAACGTGCTAACAATACTAAAATCTGAACGCTTTCAAAAAGAATATAAAGAATTTTCTGAACAAATTGAAAAGATCGAAGATGAAAATTTCAAAAGTGAAATGACAGCATTGCTGGAGAAATTAGTCAATGAAGTAAAGACCATTGACGCTCAGGCACAGGAATTTATGTTCGGTCAAAAACCAGTCCAGTCAGCTGCTGAAACCAGAAGCGCCGTTACAGAAATTCGCGGTCGGATAGTTCGAAAATTATCCGACTATCGAGAAGCCAATCCCAATTAAGCCTGCGCTTCGCCCCAACGTAGAATAATATTCGACGGAGTTGCCGTACCCGATACCTTATAGACGTTAATAGCTAACACATCTGGTCCGTTAGGGAAAGCACCGCGCCCACCAATCGTTGTAGCAGTTAACTCTTTTAACTCTGTTAGATCCAATACTTCTGAATTTCCTGGATTAGCAATAAACGAGAATACCTGCTCTCCTGGTAGTGCGTATGGGGATCCAAATTGGAACTTTAATGTATCGCTGGCATTATATGTACTGTTAGATGTCTGCGTTAATGTTACACGATAGACTGTTGTTGCTCCAAATGTTCTTGTTGTAATAGCTGCTACAGAAGTACCTGCTGGGAATTTTGTTTGATCTGAAGCAACCTTTGTACCAACAGTAGCTCCTGATGCGACCCATGTTGTGCTATCAAAGAACAAGAAGTTTTTAGTTACATAGGAGGCTGCACTACCTGCTGCGGCATTGGTTACAGTAATATCATTACTGGCTCCAGCTGTAGATGTTAAGTTTGCAGCAGCACTCATGACAATTCTTGTATAGCTAACACTACTGATAGTAATGTATCCTGTGGTAATAGAGCTGATGCTCTGTCCACCACTGAGGAAGGTATTTGTAGTATAGGTTAATCCAGTAGGTGTACCAGCAGTTGTTGTAAGAGCTGAACCACCAGTAGTGGTTAAGGTAAATGTTGTTGATCCGTTAGTAACAGAAATTCTATAGGTCGTAGGATTTGTATATCCAGTAATAGACCCCGTTCCGCCATATGTACCACTAATAACAACGTTCATTCCAACAGCAAGATAAGTTGACGTACAGCTAAACTGTCCTGCTGTACCTGTAATCTGAACGCCTGATAAAGTTGCAGCAGTTGATAAACTTAATGTGTCACCTACTGCAATACCAGATGTTGCATAAGAAGTATCTGTAATTAAGAAATCAGTTCTTGCCGTAGATAAGGCACTACCATATGTTGAAGTAGCCGCTGATGTTGCAGTAACAGTTGAATTATTTCCTGAACCGGGTGTGGTTGATGAATTTGGAGCGCCACTCATAATAATTCTGGCATACGCTGTACTTGTAATGGTACAATAATTTGTTGTAATCGAACTGATTGTCTGGCCGCTTGTTAAGAATGTTGCCACTGACAATACATCAGTTACTGCCACAGTACTTGCTTGACTGTTCGGTATCAGGAAATCAGTTCTGGCAATGTTTAATGCAGTATTATATGTAGTAGCGAATGCGCTGGTAAATGTTACGTTAGCCACTGCGGTATTTGTAGGACTGTTAGCGTTAGCATTAGCACTCATTACTACCCTTGCATAATTTATCGAATTAATAGTAATATAGTTTGGAGTTACGCTGATTACACGCTGCCCACCTGTTAGATATGTTGCTACACTCAATACATCGCCGACACCTGCACCCTGTGAAACAGTAGTTGTAAATGCTGCATATGAAGTCTGCGTAATTAAGAAATCGTTTCTGGAATTGCTAAATGCAAATTGATACGTTGCATTTTGAATCGATGTTACCGCAGGTGCTGTTGCTGTTTGAGTAGTTGCATTAAATGATGTTGCAGTAATATTATTAGTTGCCGCTGCAAATGACTTGGCTGTTAATGTAGTAGAAAATGCTCCCTGAACAGTGGCAGTGGTTGTGTATGTCGCTCCAGCCCATGTTACAGAACCACCAGACGCAATTTGTGCAAAACTTGGTTGTCCACCAGCAGCAGCGTTTGATAACCCAGTCCATGTAATCTTTGTAGGATCTTCTGGGTAGTTGCTTGGATTTAATACACCTTCAATAACAATTGCTCCGCCTCCAGCAACACTGTCACTGGTTACAGAAATACTGCCTAATAATAATTGCGCACGATTTAATAATTCTTTTTCACCAAGGTCGCCTATTTGTGCGTTAGAAACACTTGGAGCCAACCGAATCAAGAAAGCTGTTGCTTTATCAACAGTTGCTGATACACCAGTAGCAGCATAGTTAAAAATGTATCCACGGTCACTGTCAAACTGTCCGTCAATCATAAATGCTGAACCCCAGTGACTGATGATCGGAGTTACTGTATTAGATACTAAGATAACCCCTGACCGTACGTTGTGTGCAGCGGCTGCTCCAGCAGTAAAGTTTCGTTGCGAGCCTGCAGTAAACTGTGTTAATGATGCACTTCTGGTTGCGCCGGTTAGGGCAGTATCAGTGCGTCCTGTATAGCGTATTAATTCATTGTCAATTAACACAGTGCCTGCGTTAGGGAAGTAGAATGTATTATCTAACGGAATAGTAGTTTGAACATCAGTCATTGCTGATGATAGTATACTTCTTGCACCTTCGTTAACAACTTCATAGCGAACAGGTTGGTTACCTGTACGCATATATGCTTCGGTATTTACGTTGCTGTTACGGAATCTATGACACCATATATAGTTACCGTCTGGGCCACGTAACATAAAATCAATAAATCCAGCACCGTACCAAGTATGTTGGATACCAATCATCTGCATCTTTGTGACATCGAGATTATATCCGCTGGGCCCGGATCCGTTACATGCATCAAGATTCCATTGTTCTTGTGGAACTATGATGTCAATAGTTTTACAAATTTTTACATCTGAAGCATTAGATACTCCTCGATAGTCAGGAGTTACAGTCAACGATGTATCGCTTATGATCTGACCAACAATGTGTGTCATGCCACGTATTACCACACGATCGCCTGCTGCTAACTGTTGTGTAAATCTGGTATTGGTTCCAGTTACTGAATTACCATTAGCGTTAATGCTTATAGAACCTGCGAGCTGAGATGTACTGCTTCTACGAACAATGGCCATTCTAATACCGTCGTACTGCCAGAACATACCGTTTTGTTCATCAAATATGCCTGCTCGAACAGTTGAACCGTGCCAGTTTCTTACGGACATCTGACAAGGACTGCCTAATATCGCAGTAGTTGCTCCGAGTGTTTGTATCGCCAACATTGAGAACACACGTTCATTACTAATATCGGTGACTGTATATACTCCATTATATCCAGAAGTTGTTACTCCAGTGATAACAATTTGTGCTCCAACTTGACATCCGTGATCAGTGTCGTCTGTGGTTACTGTAATCACACTGCCGACGGCAGTGCCTGTGGCTGTTAAACTTCGCAAATCGTAACTTGGAGCAAACAGCGCACCAGTATTATACTGTACACCCTTACCAGATTGATAACGAATATATTTCTTACTCATACGTATTGCGCTGGCACCGTGGCTTGGCGAAGCTGTACCTAACTGTACACCGCCGTCAAATGGTCTGTGTACAAAGAAACTGTCTGGCCTGGCATATACTGTACCAATTAATGTATTGGCTATTGTACCTGCTGCTCTCGCTGTATATCTAAGAGTCGTAGGTGTTGGAACTTGTTCCACAAAGAACGGTCCAGCTGCGAGCTGTGCACCGGTTCCTGCACTACTAATAGAAACCGTAATAGTGTCTCCTGGTATAAGTCCATGTGGTGATGGCATAGTTACTTCAATAGACGCAATAGCACTGTAAGTTATGCTGGTGTCTCCCGAATTAATCGATGCGTTTGTTACTTCGCTGATTGTAAATGCACTGATAAAATTCTTAGTAGGAGCAGTAATTGGTGTTCCTGTAGTTCCTGAAATAGATTGTAGTAGTCCACCAGCAACTACTGTTAAAATATTAATTGTTGCATCACCGTTTCCAACACCAGAAATAGTAATAGTATCGCCGATTGTGTAGTTTGCTCCAGATTGATTAACAACTACGCTGGTTACTGCATCACCATCTGTTAAAAGGTCTACAGTTAAACCAGAGCCAGTACCGCCTGTGGTAGATACGTTAGTGTAACTAACTGTTACGTATCCAGTGCCGCCAACGAGAGTGGCATTATTAAAAGTTCCAACCGTATTTCGAGGACTGGCGGTACTAACTGTTGCTGTGGCATTGTTTGTAGAGGTCGCTCCACCAAGAGATGCACCAGCAATAGTAATGGTGTTGCCGGCAGCATAGCCCGTGCCCGGAGTTGTAACTGTTGTAGTATAGCTGCTACCGTTCCTTGATACAGTAAACACACCGCCTGTACCGGATCCGTTTGTTGCACTTTGGCTTAATCCTGCGTAACTTGCCGCAGTACCAATAATTGCTGACGTTAACGGACCGCTAATAGTAACATCGTTGCCTGTGACATCCGTAACTGTCACTGCGGTACCATCACCTCGATCAAACACCAAGCCTGCACTGATACCAGTCGTACTATTAACAGTTAATACAGTTCCTCCAATTGGCGCAAGGGTAGTTAATTTAGTTGATGCTACAGTCCCGCCAGTGCCTGTTACTGCCGTAACCTGAGCACCAGAAACAATGCCAGTACCGGTTAATGGTGATCCGACCGGTGGAGGAGAACCAGTGAACCCGATAATATCTCTTCCTGCGGCTGTTGCTAAACTGGTAGTAACAGTTCCCGAAGTACCGCTGGAAAATAAGTTAAACACTGGGCTCGAAATGCCGGCACCTGTATAAAATGCACCTCTGCGCAATTGTGTATATGTTGAGGCTAATACGTCGCCGTTAGTTGTTCCAACTTTTGATTTAGCATAATAATAAAATGTAGTTGATGTATCAACACCGGCAATAAGGAACGAACCTTCAGCACGGCTAAAACCAGAAATACTATTTGCCAATGCTTTAATAGTAATTGCATTACCTACAGATAATCCATGAGATGATAATGTAGTAACAGTAATTTTACTGGCGCCAGTTCCGCTGGTACCGGCCGAAGCGTCAGTAACCACGTTAACTACTGAAATATCGCTACCTGGAATTTCATAGATAGCCGGATAGTTACGCATCAGAGCAAGAGCCTGCCACTTAGTGGGCTGTAGTCCATACTCAAAGTCAGCGTCAAGCATGGATTGTGGGATACCCACTTTCATACGTTCCATTGCATCTCTGCCAGCTTCGTTCATTCGAACCGCCTGTTCTTTACCTTCGACAAATATTTGAATATTGTCAGTGACCATCATGTTGCGGGTGTCAATATCTAATGTGATTGTGGTAATTTTTTCATTGCCGTATAGTGCGCCTGCAAAATCACTGTCAAAGTCTTCTGAATATGTAACTTCAGCTGCTGCATCTGTGTCGGCAAAGTTATACATAATAGTATTTCTTGATGCGTTGGTAATCAGCAAGAAATCTTTTAATTTGTAATAACCTGGCATTTTAATATAACCACGATTTGTGATCTTAGTCGGAAGATATGTAACTCCGTATTGTATCACATCAAGAATTATATTAGATAATTCTTTTAATCGCGTAGGGGAGAATGTCTCCGGTGTGTTTCCATTGTCAATTACTTGGCTGACTGCTGTTTGTCTTGCACCAAAGGCAACATTCGCCCAGATGTAATTGTCGATTAGATCACGAATAAATGTATGTGCTGCAACTTCTGGCATGCGATCACCGTCGACTTGCGGAACACCGTTCTCCCAATAATAACTGGCGTTGAAAATAGTTTGTCGATTACCGCCATGTTTTAGGTCGCTGATATATCCTTCAATTACATAGCTGACATCTCTGCGACATTTTTCTGCGTTATATGTATAGTAGACATATGGTTCAATATTATTAGCCACGTTATAGGCAATAAATGCAATAGTTTCTTCTTGGATAAATCTTTTATTTGATTCCAGTAATGCTACGGCATTGGTTAATAATCCACCATTCTGAGTATCTGGTGCGACCGGAGTTGGTAATGCAGACGGCCCTGTGCTAATGGTGTTAATGACATAATTAAACAAGGTAGTTAGTCGAGAAATGCCGGCAGCTTCAGCAGCAGCGCCAGTGATAACAGTTTGTGTAAGAGTTGAATTTAATCTTGTATAGGTAGTGTTGGTTAAAATATTTGTTGTTATCTTTCCACGGAGCCAGGTATCTACATCAACTTCAACAGTTGGTGTAAGAATTTGAATAACGCCGTTGATATAATAACGACTTGCAATTGCATAAGTTGATGAATTTCCACCATACTCTAAATCATAAATCATTGCATCTAAGATATATTCTATATCTCTTTTGCATTTGTTTGATCTTGTCGTATCGTAGAGGTAGCCAATAAATGGGCTGACTAACGCAGCGATCTGTTGACGGATGTATGCATCCATTTCTTGAATTAAAAAATCTTTGTTTGCTTCAAGCAACGCTACAGTTTTAGGATACTGTCCGTATGCCGGAGGTATTTCTCCTGGGACAAACTTATAATTCGAAATCTGCTTCTTTGCCATTTAATATTCCTCTATTAGCTCATTGCTATTGACATTGCGATTGCTCGACCGTCTACATATTTTTTATTTGTTGCGTGTGTAACTGCTGTTGGCTTTGTAGCCACAACAATGTTTGTATCTGCGGTTATATCCCCAGCAACTTCTAATGTAGTCAGTGTGCCTACCGTTGATAAATTTGAATTAACTACAGTGGTGTTTATTGCTGTTCCTGTTAATGTATTAGCAGCAGCGGGCACAGTTACATTTGTACTACCATTAAATGGTACACCGTTAATATTTCTTGCAGTTGCCAGCGTCGATGCCGTATTGGCATTTCCTACTACATTGCCCACTACTTGGCCAACAAATTTATTAGCAGTTACATCACCTACTACAGATAATGCATTCCCAACGTCTACATCAGTCTGGAATATAGCTTTTGGTACAACAGAAATTGCTGAAGAATCTGCAGAATCAATAACGCTAACTGTTACTTTTGTAAAACTGGGAGATGTAACCGGTTTTACTTCCCATGCGGTTCCGTTCCAGATCCACGAATCTGATCCGTTGGTAAATGTTTGGTTTAGTGTTGGATTATTAGGAAAATTTATAGCCATAGTTATATCTCAATGTAACTATTTAGCTAAAATTAAAGACCAGCGAAGCTCTTAACTGTAAGAGACCCCACCATGCCTACGTGTCCTGAGCACTGATAACGGTATCCGCCGGATATTCCGTCTGGAACTTTCCAGTATAAAGTTCCGGCGGTTTTCCCCTGTGCTGCGCTACCAGTGGATACTACGCCCAGTGTTGAAACGTGTACCAAACCAGTATTGTAATTAACACCCGTAGGATCTTGTATCTGGAAGGGATGTCCTGTACACTGTAAATTAAATGCTATAGTAGTTCCAGAAATTGCGTAAACTGTAGGGTTGTCGCCCGAATATTGATCGAATTGATATGCAGCAGCTAATCTATTGGTAACATTTAGACGGGTTATTGCAGGCAGATAAACCTTATCTACAGTTAATCCTGCTGCTGATACATCGCTGATATCTGCCCAGCTGTCAATTGCATATTCGTTGTGAATTTCGACAGCATTTGTAGCAACATCGGTAGTGATTGCAATACCAGTCCCTGCTGTAATTGTTAATGAACTACTGGTTGATCCAGCTACTATGTTGGATTGTCCAGTAACTGATATAGTAGAAAATGCTGAAGATTCTACAGAATTTACCCAAGTTGTTCCATTGAATTTTAATACCTGATTTGTTGTTGGGCTCGATACTACTACATCGGATAATTCGTCAAGCATAGTAGCACCACCGCCACTACCGCCGCCTACATTGTCAGTTCCGTTAACCCAAACGCTGCCATTATATTTTAATACCTGGCCAGATGTTGGATTTGAAATTGCAACGTCGGTTAGGTCAACTACAGCAGTTGCACCAGTGCCACCACCGCCAGCGCCGTAGCTGGGGGTATTTGGTTGTACCCACTGTGTGCTGGTACCGTCATTGTAATAAATGTATAATCTGCCGTTGGCAGTATTAAACCAAATAGTACCTGCTTGTACTGCGCTGCCAGTTGGGGGAGTTGCTCCAAGAGCTGCTCCGATTACACTTTCTGCGTTAGAAAGGTCTGCTTTAAGTAGAGGAATACCGCCCGAAGTTTGACCATCATATAGTCGTAATGTATTGTCTGCTTGGTCGTAAAATACTTCTCCGCGGGCCCCCAGCTTTCGATCTAAGTAATCTTTAGCCTGGGGAATTATTCGTATGTTGCTCGATACTTTTGACATAAGTCGTATTATCCTCTAATTTAGTATTTATTTCTAATGTGACTACGTCCAAGAATCGCAATTGTGTGCTCTACGGCCGTTAAATACGTATATAATTAATTAAAGAGGCGGCACATGACTGAAAATACAACACCTGGCGCAGATGGATTAATACCTAAAAAAGTTGCCAAAATATTTCCAACATATATTCTTGGATACGATAATCCAAATCATGAGATTCAAAACAAATCATTGATTGAGGTTTTAGAAACTATGGAGTTTACTCCAGGCCCGCATCAGCCCTATCAAACCATTGATAATCATTTAGAACAACATGCTGGATTTTCAGACTTTTTTAAATGGGTCGATATCTGCTTAGAAGACTATCGTAGAACATTCAAGTATCACTGCGAAGAATTTAAAACTGTAATTGCGTGGGCAAACAAAGCCGACCAAGCCGGTGCTCACAGAATGCACGTACACCCCAACAGTTTTATTTCTGGGATTTATTATATTTCAGAAAATCCCAGTCCTACATTTTTTGAAGACCCTCGCTATCAAATACGCAGCGGTCTTACAGTGGCATCACACGCTCAAATAGCAGACAATGTCTGGCCTTGCCCTTCTGAAACTGGATCCTTGGTATTATTTCCGTCCTGGTTGCCGCACTACACCGATGCACAGCCGTTTGAAGGGTGGAGATATACAATATCAATGAATGTTATGCCTGCCGGTTACACTAACAAAGGCAGCTTGACTGAGTTAAAATATGGCTAATTTTAAATTAACTGATTTTATTTCGGTGCAGAAAGACATTATACCTAAAGACGTCTGCGAACAGGTTATCAAAGACACAGAAAATATTAATTGGACTAAACACGCTTGGTATGACCCAGAAGAAGATAAAAGCACTTCATTTGAAGATAAAGAGTTAGATGTGCTATTTCCGCCAGGAAATATATCTCAATTGTTGTTTAAATATGTCACTGAACAATTTAGCAAATATGGCGA